TATTTATTAGAAGGACTGATGGTTTTTGTCTGTCAATCCCCACAAAAATTTATACTGGCGGTCTTGACATTTCTGCGCGTTCGTGATAGACTGCTCGCTTAGATCACTACTCCTAGACACATTTAATTGAGAACAAAAAGACCCTCAAAGTAACTCTCAAGACCCCCCAGATACGCTGCTGAGTACACTTAAACTGATAATTCTCAACAACAGTATAAACAACGCAAATACGTTAATTAAACCTTTTTTAATATAAAAAAAGCATAATCTTTATGTATTTGAGTAAAAAAAGGGGGATTTTAGTCCCCCTTCGGTATCACTCTCAGTCTCCCAATTCTATACAGCCCAGAATGTTAGTTAAGGGTAATAATCACATCAGGCAAAGATGTAACCAGATTGGAAAGTTTCAGTGATGAACTTAGATTGTCCGTTAATTGCACCGACAAACTTTCTCACATACCAGGCAAAATCTTTCTGGAATACACCTTCACCAGCAATACAAAATTCAGTGCAAAGTGCATTAAGGCGAGATTTTGTAGTTTTGGACTGATAACCACCATCGAAGATAGTCATGTAATCATCACCAATCTCAGCAATTTTGTTGCCGTGAAGATACACATAAGAAACACCATCTTGCTGGGTAACAACCTCAGTGTTAGCAGATTTCCAATCTTTGTTAGATTGAATAGCGGCACACATTTGAGATTCGATCTTACGCATTGGAGAAGATTTGAGGGTTTGTGATGTGGTGAGGTGCTGTCCCCTCCACTCCTATAAGATACACGATTTTGGGGGGTTGTGCCGGATTAGTGGACAGTTCCCTCACTGGCACAATAGTTGTTGTAAAGAACCTCCTCCAATCTGTATGCTTCTAGTTCTCTCTCAGTCTCATCAATCATACCTTTCTCGTTTTGAACGACGTGGATCAATTCGTGGAGTAATGTTGTTACAAACTCCTTTTGGTCCAAACTATTACAAACCTGCACGAACTGTTCTTCACCATTAACCTCAGTGAATCCTAGAGCGTTCTCATCTCGAAGATACGTGTGGAATACTTCTACATCGCTACGAATCTCGTAGGTTGATGTAAAAAAATCGTACACTCGATAAGTAAGATTGAAATGGGGAGAATGACCTGAGACAAATAACATTTTAGATTAACTCCGGTTGTTGTAACATAATCTGCTCTTCTGTAACCTCATCTACGCACTCTTGAATCACTTGATAGATGTAATCAATGTTGCCAACATCATCGAAGATACGTTCAAGAACGTCAGCATCTTCTACATTGTTATTGTAATCAATCTCACCATCTTCATCCTTCAAATGACAATCATTCTTGGTGTAAATCCATGCGGCACAATGTGCATCTTCACCCTGTTGTTCAATCATTTGATTGACACGTTGCTGGAGTTCTTTGAGAGTGTAGTTCATTTTTCGATGGTGATAGATTGAATGACAAAGTTAGGATTAAGGCGGTTACATGTAGCAATCGCATCCTCTTTTGTTGCTTTAATATAACCCAAACTGTCGTTCATAATCCAACCATTAGCACGATGAAATTGACCATGAAGAATGAATTTAGTCTCTTGCATTGTTATCAACCTCCGAACATATCATCAAACAGTTGTTGTGCATTTTGCTCTAATTCTTCACGGTGTTCTTGTTCCCAACGCTTGTGATCTTCCATGCGTTTGATGGCCATCCACTTGGGCAATCCTTCGTGCATGATAACATTGCCGTTTGGAAGTTTGTGTTGAAACATAGTGAAAAAGTGTGAGTGAGAAAGTGTAAAGAATCAGTTAGCAGTCAGTTCAAAGATTTTAGCAATCTTTGCTTGAACATTGTTGGCAATAGTTTCATCCATTCCACCATGAAAATCACCATAATCTTTCATAGCTAAAGCAATCGCATCCCACTCAGCTCCTGTGAAGAGTTGTTTGTAGATAGCGGCGGAAGTTGCTTGAGAGTCGAGCATCTGTGAGGTGTGTTCCTTTGACCTTTATACAATACAGGAAAACGGGTCCAGATCAACAGACCTTGTGCCACCTTGTCAACTGGTTTTTTCTTTATGAACTCTCCTGCAATTTGTCTCCATAAGTTACACTTACTCCCACTTGGTCAAGTAACTCAGGATTATAATCTACGACTTCAGTGATAAGTTCTTCTACAGTATAATCATCAAGATTACCATTCAAGCTATCATAGACAAATTGATACATGGTCTTGTGATCCATTCCATCAATAATCGACTCAATATATGCCTCTTGAAGTTGATCGCGGTCGATGATGTTGTCAGTCATTTGAGTCATGATTTGATGGAGATAATTTTTAATAAGTGACATAAACTCAGCAAGATGCGGGCATGTATTGTTGTGGTTCAGTCAGGAAATCTGTCACCTGATAACCATGAATGTCCAGACGAGAATTGACAGTTTCAATCATCTCTTTCTTAGTGAACAATCGCATGGATTGTGCTTCACCTTTGAACTTCAAAGTGTAGACAAACTTATCAGTCAGAATAGAATGAGGACGAAACTCAACAACCATAGAATGACGCTTTGAAGTGAGTTGCATGAAGTGAAATCCCTTTTACTCTTTAATAATACACGAAAACAGCGACCACACAACCACTTGTGTGCCACTTCGTGGACTGGCACACCCTACCAGATGTTAGTCCAACGACTATGATTTGCTTTGCTGATTCTACCTTCCTTCAGCATGTTATCACATACTTTAACAAAGACTTCAAACTTTTGCTCTCTAGTAAGAGTATCTGCTCCGTCGCAATTTTTCATCACACGGAGCATTTGTGCTTTGGATTTAATCATCGGAGGACGTAGCAATAATCGATGGATTTGATACACCAACCCGTAGCATTTGTGATCTCTTCAACTAGATCATCAGGGTCAGATGCTTCCCAGGTTGTTGACATTGTTTCGTCAATAATTTCTTGACAATCTTCATCTGTCATTTGTTCAGTATCAAGAATGTCTGAATCAAAATCAAAGTCAATTTGTGTGACCCTAAATTGCATTGGTTTGTAGATAGAAAGTTTGCGGAGTTGACGATTAGTGTCAGAGAACATAATCAAAGATACAAAAAGGAACCGTAAGCATCACAAATGTGAGGATTATCTGCCAGTTGAGTAATCAAATGACGGACACCCTTTGCAGGGGCTTTGTAACTAGCAGGTTTGTAACATTCACCAGTGTTCTTATCAACAAACATCCAGCAAGAACGTCCCTTGATTCTTGCATCACCGAAATTACCATCATTAAGATAAGACCAAATTTTGATATATTTGCGACCAACTTCATACTCAAGTTGAGTGTAGACAGAACGACCAGATTCAATCGTATTAACTTTCCACTCATTGTTGAGAACTTCGATGAGTGCTTCGGTCAGGAATTGTGGTTTGGTTTGAGTGACTGTCATGGTTGCGTTCCTTTGACTCTTTAATAATACACGAAAACAGACCCCCTGCAAGGGGATGTGTGCCACTACGTCAACTGGCACACGCGAACTTGCCATTGTTGAAGTTTGCGTGAGAGAATTGCTCTCGATTGACTAACTTAAACATGCCATAATCATTGGTGCGAACATAACCCTCGCCACCACATTGGCGGTTACCAATGAAAGCTTTGGGACCGTTATTACGGCAAAGGAAAAGCATATCCTCCTTGATAGATTTGATGAGGAACCAGAAACTAATCAAACGTGAGTTGTTGAACGAATCAGGGTCAACTTCACGACCTTCACGAATACAACGATTCAGATCAATCTTAATCTTTTCTGCTTCAAATGGTTCTGCAAATGTTACCAACTGGGACATTTGACGTGCAAAACCAACAATCTCAGCAAAATCTTCATCAATCTGCCATGCACGGGGTTGCACGAACTTACATGTCTCAGTATCATCGAAGACCTCCATATCTACCATGTCATTGATAACATAGGCATCCTTCATCTCATCATCGGTAGCATACAAAGTATGCGGTGCAATGATGATGTTCTGGTCGATTATTTCATCAAAAATATAAGTAATCGTATTGGGGCAAAAAGTATCATCACCACCAAACCCAATAAAATCACCTTGAACAATCCCGTCGAAAGAAGGAAGGCAATCAAAACAATGATGTAGTATGTCAGCAACAACCCCAGAATGATTGCGATCAATGTCATCATGCGTTTCATTGATTTTAATCTTTACTTTGTTGAATACAGATTTTGTGCCGACAAAGAAATTGCCAGTCGCAGGATTTGTGCCCCAAACAATAGCAGGAGCACCGTCAATCTTCACGGAAAGTTCACTCTCAGCGAGGAACCAATCAAGAACAGAGAGATCACCCGAAAGGATAGAATCTTCGGGGTGTTGGAGGTGTGTGTTTTTCATACTGATAGTATGGCACGAAACAAGGGACAAATCAAGCGGGTGTGTGTAGGATGTTGAACTGTCACACCATCAGTAGTTTGTAATATAAAGATGCTTTACCTTTACACCTGAATGATCCTTACCTTTACCAAATCTTTGTGCGTAAGCAAAGTCTTTATCTGTGATATTGTAATCACGATATGATTCACGATAAAATTCATGGTCACTATGTATGATCATCCACTTTGCATCAGTTGACTTCAGGCATCGTACAAGTTCTTCATGCAAAGTATCACCACCATCACCCT